AGTGTGTTAGTTTTCCTTTTTCACTTGAAAAAATAACGATGGATTTATTGATTCCACTGCCTTGAGATTCAGCAACGAATGAATCAGCAAAAGGTTTCGAACCACCACTTCTAGGTGCATTCGATTTTATATATTTCACAATTTCTTCTGCTGTTTCATCTAGTTTCTTCTCAAGTCTAAGAATTACTTCTTGTGCATAATCACTTATCATGTTGGAGATGACATCGCCAAGATCATCAAGCGTAATCAATGATATCACTCTTTCTGATATTGGTTTTACTTAAATAAAGTTCGATAAACTGTCCAATTTGATACGTTCGCTCAATTTTATAGATATCACCATCGATATCTGCGTACTGACTCTGATTAAAAAGAAAACTCTGAATTTTGAGAGCTATATCTATCTTGATATCAGACCTCTTACTTTCATAATATTCATTGGATGTGATACTGAAATTAATACCAATGACTTCTTTTGATGATTGTAATTGAAAGTTTATTGTACCTATTGAGTTGTGTATTTGATTCAAAGTTAACAATTTCAATCTAATGTTTGGTGAGTTAGGATACACTTTCATCTGCTCCTTTTGTTAGCGCAATTTGTCCCACTAACATGTCAAATGTTTTAGGTAGTTCTTTTGCACTCCCATCATTCTTAAATCCAAAGAATGTCTTCACATAAATAATGATGATCGTACTTACCATTGGGTTTGTTTCGTCATTAATATAAGATGGATTGATCCCACAGCTCGTCAGGTATGCTTTGCAGCTACTTATGTGAGTGGATAACTCATCGTCAGCATATGTTTCTGATAGTGGTATAAGTAGTGCTTTTTTTACAATGTCTAGTATGGCCATGAGATCAATCCTTTCTTTACGATTTAATGACTAGCTTCAGTTATTAGGCTGCAGCTTTCTTTTTAATACGAAGGAATCCGTTGTAGCCGACTACATTACCACCAGTGAATACTGATGCTTTGTAGCTGATGATTCCATCTTTGAATTTGTAATCTGTAGACTTACCAATTTCAACCGGTGAGAATACTGGAACTTCATAGTTCTTAAGTGCACCATACGCGATACCGTATTCACCAGCTGCAGTATTACTATCTGAAATAGCTTTACAATGCGAATTGATGATGTAAGGAATGCCGTCAATAGTCTTGTTCACATAATCAATTGTATGAACCTTACGACCTTCTTGAGTCTTAAGACCAGCGAAAGCACGTAAGTCGTTCTTATTCAAGATAAGGACTGCTCCACCTTCAATTTCCTCATCTCCGCCATAAGCAAAGACAATATCATCAAGTGTGGAATCGGTAATCGCTTCAATTTCGAGTGGGGCTTTATCAGCAAGTGCCACAGCTGCATCACTAAAGATACCTGTGAAGGTATTAGTCGTACCTGCACCACGCAAGATTTGTTCGCTGATTTTCTTTTTAAGTGAAATGTTGATGTTACGTAACACTTCCGCTTGATAAGGAATCGCAGGTAGTTTTTCAAGTTCTTCTGTGATTTCTGTGTAAGCAGTAATCTTCACCTTTGAAATAGTTAAATAACCAAATGCTGGTTCTGTTTCACTATAAGGTTGCCCTTCAAGAGTCGTTCCAGCGATACCATTACTTTTAATAAACGATTTCTTGTACGTCTCTCCACCATTAAGGTTGATTACATTAACACGATCTACAAGCGATGAAACTTGAGCGAATGGTACTGGTGCTAATCCAGAAGCAGTATGTTCTGGGAGTAAGATCTCTTCACTCGATACTTGGATCACACGATTTTCACGCAAACTCGCAGCACGCTTTTCTAGTTTTTCTTTATCGATTTGCGTTCTGTTGTCGATGATGATCGGCTTGATTTCTGCTTTGCTTGCAATCGCCATTTTCTTATCAATCACACTGCGTTCTTCTTGAAGTTCACTCGTTTCAGTTTCGAGTGCTTCAAGTTTGGTAATATCTGTTTCATTATCGACAAGACCTCTGATTTCAGTCAGTCTCGATTCGATTTCTTTTCGTCTTAATTCTAAATTCATGATTTCTTTCTCCTTTTAGATTTGAGTTTTTATTTTGATACGCTTTTTGATAATGCTTGATTTTTGTTCTTGCTCTGCTAACTCCATAGCCTTTAGTTCTAACTCCATAGATTCTAAAGAACGAGCATATATAGAAGTTGCATCGTATGCAGGTGTATCCACAACCGACACATCATACAAGCGTTCTATCTTAGTAATGGTTCTTTTTGGAATTCTACCTTCACGATTCCATACTTGTTCATCAACCGTAAAAGCAAAACTCATCTTATCTAGCAAACCACTTCTTACCATCTTATAGATGTCTTGATTCGTATTGGTATCCAATAATTCTGCACGAACCTTAAGTCCAATACTATCTACCGTAAGTGATAAAGATTGATTCTTAGTTCTGGCAATAATTAAAAAGGAGTCCATATGATTATATTTCATAGGAACATCCTTCATTTTCGTATCACGTAGTGCTCTTGAATCAATTTCTTCTATGAAGCCGTATTCTTCATCACCGATTAAAGTTTCATTATGAAAGACTAATGCATAGCCTTCTAATATCATTTTGTCCTCTTCTTCATGAAGGGTGACATCAGCAAGTCTAGTTTCCTTGATCATTATGTCTGACCTCTACTTTCTTTGTTTTGGGTGTTACTTGTTTTTGATATTCATATTCAAGCTCTGAGTCTTTGTAAAACAAGGACTCTAGCTTTTCCTTTTTACAATAATCATCAATGATAATTGTTTTTGCTTTTTGTGTTTCCAGAATGACTTTTAAAGCATCTTCTGATATTTTTCCATTAACTGTTATTTTCATCTATAGGTTCCTCCGCTCCTACTTGATATTGATTTGCTTTATCGGCATCAACAAAGTTTAGTGATTGAAGTCGTTTGTTTCCACCTTCGATAGGTTCAAGTCCTAATAAAGCTCTTGATTCATTTAGGGACATAATCCCTAAGCTCACGAGTTTTTCAATGGCTGTAACTTTGGTGTTCCATGAAGCGTATTGTAATCTCTCACTATAAAAAATAATTTCCTCTCCACGTTCCAATTGTTTTTCAGTTAAAAGCCCAATAGAAAAAGCCTCGCTAAGTTGAATAGCTAAAGGCTCTATGGTTGATTCATAAAAAGAATTAAATTCTTCTTCTGTATATTTGCTTGTAAAGATTGGCACTGACACACCAAAGTAATCTAATATCTTAGCTTGTAAGAATTCCAGTGTATCTTTATCGATGAGCTTAGGATCAACAGATAATGGAATGTATTCACTCTTTAAATCAATCGGAATGATGGAACTTCCTTTAAATGTTATCGAATCATTGAGTGCTGCATCAAATAGTTCTCGTTGTTTTTTCTTATCAATCTCTGATAACATCCCATTCATCTTAAGAATACCTTTGATCTGCATTGAAGATTTAATCGCATTATCTATTCCTTGAAGTAAACTATCATTTATAGATATCGTTTTAAGAATTGCTTCGTGATCTCCTGTTGATCCATTACCACCAAAGATATCATTTTGTCCGAAATGGCGTCTTAAATGAATGATATTATCATATGGTAAAATATATGACTCTCCATTATCAAACAACAGCTTAATGAAATATGTATCTGAACCATCAATAATCATTTCAACTGTGACAGGTCTAAGTGGATAAATACCTTTGAGCTCTCCAGTATCCTTATCAAACTTTGGATAAATGAATGCATTATCATTTAGCAAAAGTAATGTGATAGTTTTGTAAATAAAATCATATGGTGTCATGATTTCGTTTGGCTTATACTTCAAAAGAAAAGACAGTCGACCCTTTTTCTCGGTTACTGTCTTGTCATTTTCGGTTTTAATAAATCTTGGTTTAAGTTTTGCACATTGGCTAGCGACTCGATCAATACAGATCTTTACCACATCACTTTTTGAAATGTTTGTTCCAAAGGGTGTATAAAATGTATTTAAATTACTAATTAACTGGAGTGCATCAAATGATCCAGTTTTTTGCTTTCTTTTAATAAGACCCATCATGCACCTCCTAGATCATATTTTCATAATCTGTTTTGTATCGGTTTAAAATAACATAAGCAATGATTAACGCTACAGTCCCATCAATACGTTTATACTTTGAGTTCAATTTTGATGGTTGAATGTTTCCATTCAAATCCACTTTAGCTTGTGTATTCGATAAGCACCATTTCAAGATTGGATTGTTGTTGTAGTTCACCAAGTTGTTCTTTAAATCTGCTTCCAGGATTTTCATGGGTTCAGATAACGAGTAGATACCTTGTCTTACTTTATCCATATTAAATCCTAAGTCTTCCATTTCTTTTATCCAATACTGTGAATTCCACGGGTCATATCCAACCCATAAAGGCCTGATACCATAGGTTTGTATCATTTTCATGAACCACTGAGTCACCAAACTAAAATCGTTTTGATTGCCTTCAGTTAAAGTTATAAAACCTTTCTTTATCCAAATATCATATGGAACATTATCTTCTTTGATTCTTTTTTCTACTACTTCACTTGGCATAAAGAAATGTGGAACAATATATTTTTTATTACTATCTCTTTTTTGGATAACTAAAACCGCTGCAGTTAAATCAGTAGTTGATGATAAATCAACACCACCTATTGCATATGAATCTCTTAGTTCATCTATTGAGTAGGTTTCTTCATTGTTTAGATCATCAAACGATAACCACGATCCACTATCTGCTTGCTTGATATTAAAATCCTTACAAAGCATGGTAACTCTTGTGGACAGATCATGTTTAGATTTATTCATCACATCTTCCAAGTAATGGTTTAATTTTACTACACCAATACTGGGATTTGATTTTTGCCATGTTGCCTGATCTTCATATATTTCTTTGGTTGAGTCTTGCGTGTATAACCAGGGTAGGACTCTTTCATCATGAATCTCACCTTTGAGCATCTTACGTGCATAGTCTAGTTTGCTATCTAAAAAACCACCGATAGTTGTCCCTTCAGTGGTTATGATAAATATAAGAGGTTCTTTTTTAGTTGATTGTGATTGCTTAATCGCATCGTATACTTTGGAATCTGTCATCTCGTGAACTTCATCAATACAACCAACCTCGATATTGTACCCATCCTTATTTCTGGATTGAGCTGATAATTTCTTGATCTTGTTCTTTGTTTTTGGTGAGTAGATATGAAAGATATTCTTTTTACTTCTTGTCTCTTTTGAAAGTGCAGGAGACTGCTCTCTCATGTTATTAATCTCTTCAAAAAGAATATTAGCTTGTTCTGTTGTATTTGATGCACAAACAATGTCAACACCACCACTTGAAAGAAAGAACTCAGCTAAATCAATACCTGCAACAAATGTTGTTTTACCATTTTTTCTAGCAATCAGTAAAATAACTTCATTGAATCTACGCAATCCTGAATCAGCCATCTTAAATCCATATGCTGTTTGAATCAGTGCTTTTTCCCAAAGTTCTAATATAAATGGTTGTCCATTAAAAGGTGACTTTGTATGTTTACAAAAGGTCTCAATAAAATTAATTCTCAGCTTCCCAGGTTTTTCATCGAAGATGTATGATGGAGTATCTAGATCTATAATCAATTGATCCAACTCACTTTTTAATTCCTGTCCTACAATGATTTTGCCATTTTCAATTTCATTATAATACTCGACTAAATAGTTCATTCATTTGCTCTCTTAAGAAATTCATCAAACGCATCATCTCCATCATCTACTTGTGTTCCAAGTATAGTATTTAATGTTTTTATCACTGTTCCATATGAATTTACTAATTTTGTGTAGTACTTGGCTGCTTCGGTTTGACGTTGAGTGCCTTTTGATGAAACTTGGACAGCACCATGCTTTTTAATTTGTTCTTGTAATTTATCAAGTTCCACCTTCATAAATGCAGCTTGATAAATCAAATTATCTACTAATTCTGTCTTTGATTCATCGACTAAAGAAAAAAGCGACTTTAATCGCTTGTATTCTTGTTCTATTTTCATAATATATACTACTCCTAAATATCTGGCGTGATAGTTCCATCCTTTATATGATATTTAATATTATGCAGGTTACAGTAATCTATCACTTGATTAGCCAATTCATTGAAATATTTTTTATGCTTCTTATATGATGTTACTTCTTTATTATAGTTCATTCTTCCAAAGATGATTTTGTCAACAAAAGATACTTCATCTAGTATTGTTGCTAGATCTTGTTTGATAATGTTAGGAGTTGGATATGGTTCAATGCTCACCCAAGTTTGAAAACCTAAATCCGACATTCTTCTCAATGATTCAATCCGATCTTTATATGGAGCGGATCCTGGCTCAATTTTACTCCTAAATATTTCGTCAAGTGAAATCAAAGTGATACCTAGACAGAAATTCTTAGGCAGATGAGCCATCTCCTCGGGATATATTCCCTTAGTCAATACGCTAGCTTTTATCCCATGACTAGCTATCATATTTAATATGTCTATAGAAGCATCTATAATTTCAGGGTATCCAACCATAAAGGGATCGGTTGTAAAACACAAGTGGAGTGTATCAATTTTGTCTTTATACTTTGGTAACTCTTTTTCAAGAATTTCTTTGTAATTACTAACTAATCTTGGATTGGTCCAATCATCATAGGATTTTATTTCACCAAAACGCTTTTTTAGTAGCATTGCATAACACGGGTATTTACAACCATGACTGCAACCCAGAACATGGTTCAATGTATAATCACCGTATTCAACTCCAGTTTTATATATTAGGGATTTTCGTTGAATGTATCGATTTGCATTTGTCATAAATTTTTCTCCAACTTTGGCTTTAGAATATGATTGGCGACCTTTAGAGCAAGTCTTATTGCAGCTTCATTGTCATTTGATACTGCAAAGCAAAACAGGAATAAAGGTGTGTTCTTAGTATTATATAGTACTCTCGGATTGTCTGCAACTGCAGGGAAAACAGTTTTTAATCGAGTGCAAATGTACTTTTTCATTTTTCCTAAATCAGCTAATTTGTCATATTGAGCGGGCATATCATCAAACATACATAGTTGCTTACTAGGTTGATAGAACTCATTAAACCACCCATTATCTCCAAAAATATCGTCAAGTTTCTTTTTCCATGAGTCTTCAATGGTTCCATCATTTTTCATTAATCTTGTAGTCGCACTGATCGGAAAAAGATACCATACATCTATGGCTTTAGTATTTGCAATCACTTTTAATGTATCCCACTTCAACGACATTGCAAATGGATCAAGAAACATTATTGCTCTATTTTTCTTCCAGTCAAATGATTTACACAATTCATTGATTTTACAATTACAATCATCAAGGAACACTTCAGTCCTGTTTTCTAATTCTTTGTACTGATCATTAATTAATTTTTTCAGTTTCTCGATTTTGGTTTTATCTTTTTCAATAAAGATGTACTTATCAAACTTTATCGACGCATCTAAAGCTAACTTAGCTGATCCATCTATTGTAGAACCGTCACCTAAGCGGACGTCTCCGCTGCCTGCAAATGCATCAATATAGACTTTATTAAATGATTGACCTTTTAATGCGGTAAGATAAAAACTCCAATATTTTGACAAAATATCTAGCTTTTCTACAGTCCATTCACCACCGAAGTCTTTTCTGCTCAAAAAATCACTTCCTCTGATCCTATAATTTACAAGAAATGTATTAATATATTTATTTCATCTTTTTATATAAAATGAAAGAGATAACTAAAATGATTTTTACATTTATATTATAGTTCTTTTTTGCGATTATTTGAAGAGGTTATCATGAATATTAAACAAAAATAGCTAATTTTCAAAAAATCTACCTCGTGTTTTTTAATTGCCCCCCTGTGCGGTACCCCTCGAAAATTATTTTAGGTAGGTAGGGGGGGGCTTTAAATACTTACTTTTTATTAGTGCACTCGTGTTTTGTTGCATCAATTATATATTCCAATTGATTTTTCTTTTTAAACATTGAAACATTTGTTATTTTATAGTACTTGAAAACTGCTGGAAACTCACCAGCGTTCAGATAAACAATATCATCTTCTTTAAAATTTAATTTGCTAGCACTTATAC